ACATACTTATCATTGATCCAAATAGGAACATTGGGATATGCCTGTGCAGTATAAAATGCCACAGAACCACCACCAATAAATGGTTCACGATATTCTTTAAAGTCTTCAGGAAACCATGGAGATAAAGTCTTTGTTGCCTTAGACTTGCCACCAGGATACCTTAAACACGTTTTAAGGGGAAAGGTTTTAAGTGCTGTTGTCATTTCACATCATCCCAAGTTAATTGATCACTCATTACATAATCAAAAGGGTTATATTTCAAATATTCCCGAAAGGTTAATTTCATTTCCTTTTGAGTCATACCACAATGTTTTGCGGCCGAAGGTAAATTCATTGTAGCACGAAATAATGCTTCATTTGCTCTTTTTACATTCTGAGGAGTAGTTTTAACTTTTTCCTCCATCAGTTTGATTTTATCAATTTTTAGTATTCCCATCAAAGAGTATTGGAATTATCCATAAGTTCTATAAGGTAATTTTGAAAACTTAATATGTTTTCTGCCATTACTCGATATCCAGTTCCAACATACAGTTGTCCCAATAAAACTGATAGTGTAGCAGTTCCCCAAAAAATATAATAAAACTTAGACTTAACTTGATAATTTTTAGTTTTTTTCATCGTAAATAATAATAATTTTTTTACTTGTATTTCCTATATTATCATAGGTAGATGCATATTGTAATGTACCATTTAGAATTGAGACAACATCATTGAGTTTTTGTTCCACATCTGAATTTTCAAACTTATCAATCATTTTCATACTCCTATAGGGAAATTTTCAATTTCTATTATTTCGTAAGACCAATCCTCTATAACACCATTGGCAAGAAATCTACCACTCAATTTAAATAATTCTTCTACGGCATATTCTTGATTAGGTGCTTCGATCCAAATATCAATCACCTTACCTAATCTTAATTTCTTAATATCCAAATCAGACATTCTCTTACAACAATCTCTAACAGCATTGCCTGGAGAATCATCAACCTGTGATCTTAAACGAATAAAAACAGTTGCCTTAAATTTCATACTTCAACATCCCAATCATCATAAGATTTTCTATACACAAAATTACCTCTTCTGACGAAAGGAGGAAATTTTTTTTTATGTATATGAGTAAGATAAAAATTTGAATAATTCACAATAACTAGAAGAATCAATAATATAGTGTTAACCGACATTTTTTTCCTAAACTATAATACTATTTTACCACGTTTAACGCATTTTGTCTCCTACATTTTCATGTGTGCCTCGACACAAGTTCCTTCAATTCCTTTACCGTCAATTTATTTAACAATTTAGTAAAATGATCTGACAATAATTGCTTATATTCTTTCTTAGTCATGTTGCCGGCCGTCATCTACAATATCTTCTAATTTAACAAGACTTCTCAATTCAAGTTCAGATGCTTTCAGTTCTTCTTCACCACCTTCCTGTCTATCAACAACAGACACCACTCGATTTACAATATAACCTGATGCTCTCAATACGTTTGCTGCCTTAATAGCAGAACCTCCCGTAGTAATTACATCCTCCAATACAGTAATTTCAGTTCCTTGTGGTGGCAGTGGACCTTCTATTTGAGATGCGGTTCCATGCCCTTTAGGTTCCTTCCTAATGATGAGTCCAGTCCCTCTCTTGACCATTACAAGACCACTTACAAGAGGGTCAGCACCCAATGTAAGACCTGCCACAACATCAGTATCAATGTGCTCTAACATTGCATATGAAATAAGTTCCAGAGAACTACCTGTAAGGATCACAGGTTTGCAATTTATATAATGCTCACTAGACTTACCAGAAGATAATGTGAAATCACCTTTTCGATAATACTGCTTTAGAATTCTAATCAGTTCTTCTTTCATTTACTTAACCTTTTTTGTCGGGACATATACTCCATCCACATATTTTCCAAGACGAATGTATAGTGTAGTGAGACTTTGAGATATTAGATCGCAAGAATATGCAAATCCAGTTTTACCTTCACTCTCCCACTTCTTTCTTTGGACTTTCAAGAGATTAATAAACTTTAAAGTCTCATCTCGCATGTCCTCATTACTTATTCCCTTCTCGCTCATCTAATACCTCATTAATAAGTTCTTTAAGTTCATTATATAATGCTTCATTTTTAGGAAGTATCCTCTTTTTTATAATAGACATAGAAGGATATATCACTTCACCAGTAATTGGATCAGTATTATACTTACTAGGTTTAAGCATACTAGAATTCTCAACTCCAGATGCTGTCATACCCTGAGTATCAATTTTATCTTGCCTCATTTTAATTTATATCCTCCAATAAATTATTAATTACCATAGGAAGTAAACGATGTTCTGCTTTCTGCACTCTTTGATGTAAGATCTCTTCAGTATCTCCTGCACAAATAGGAACAGAAGAAGAATCAATACACCCTCCAGAATCTAACTCTTCCGTCACATAATGAACTGTGCATCCAGTTACCTTATCACCACTATATAGTGCTTGTTTGATAGCATTAATTCCTTTATATTTTGGAAGTAATGATGGATGAATATTAATTATCTTATTATGAAAAGCATTAATTAATCCTGGAGTAACAATTCTCATCCAACCAGCAAGAACTACCAAGTCAACTTTATGCTTATTAAGGTTTTTAATGATTTTTTGCTCATCAATACTCTTAATATGGCAATTGGGAATACCCAATCGGTCAGCTCTTTCTTGAGCACCACACCCTTTAATATTGTAGATCATAACTACAACTTCATGGTCTGGACAATTCTCAACAATGTTCTCAAAGTTAGTTCCGTTTCCAGAACACATTACTCCTATTCTCATTTAAGTCACAGAACCAATTTTTTAGAGTTTGAAGTAATCAATTTACTACCAAACATTTCATTATATTTCTTGCAGACATCCTCTTGAACTTCTGCAACATATACAACATGGTTTTTAGAAATTGTAATCTCTGGTTTGTCTTTACTAATCACAGTTGCCCATGGAGCAAATCCAACACCATTATTGGTTGGAAGAACTACAAGACCATTTTGGACTGTAATAGTTTCTTCTGTTTCAGATAGAAGTTCTGCAATAACTTCTTCACCAGTTACAATTCGTAGCAGTTTTACATCAATCATTTTTTTCATCCTCGAATTTCATTTTTAATTGCATCCATCATATTCGTCTGAGTCTGGTGGTAGTGGTGGATCAGGAGCATTATCTGATATAACTTGCCACTCCTGAACAAGTCTAAACACTTGTTTCCTATCCATTCCATCTAATTTCATACAATTTTTTAGACATAGGTAGATACATTTCTCATCACTTACAGGTGCTTTCTGAGTCCAACCATTCTTATCCTTATAAATTTTTGGTTTATCTCTATACCTTTCAGTATCCATTACTTTTCTCTATTCTCCAAATATTGAATCAATAAACCCATCCATATAAACCCCATAATAAGGACAGAAATTTCTATAACAGGAAGTGGTATCATTTGAATTCACCCTGCTTTTTTATTGTAAGAATTTCTGGTTTTGATATTTTCGGTTTCTCCTGTTCTTTCCAATCAAAAGGAGTTTTATCCTTCATCCAATCAGGACAAACAAAAGGTTCTTCTTTGACTTCAAGAACAACCCACCGACCATCTTTCCTGATAATCCTTCTTTCGGCAACTAAATCATCCATAGAATTTAATTTAATTTTATTACAATCACCACATAGGTCTTGCAAATTATTTGGATCTAAACGCATTGACCAATACCTTCTTATGGGATAAATGTGATCAACACACATATGCACATTCTTTCCCTCTACACCACAGTAATTACATCTCCTAATACCATTTTTTTTATAAACAGAATTGATGTGAGCATTTCTAACTTTTTTCCATTCATCACTTTCATACCATTTAAAAGCAATATCAGCAGGAACTTGAACAGGAGCAGATTGAACTTTTTTTCCTTTTGGTTTGTTTTTAAGTATCTGATTGTGCTTTTCAGATCCTACTTTAACCCATACATGCTTTTTTTGATAACTGTCCCATTTTCTAAAATGATTTTTTTTGAACTCCTCAAACTGAGATCTTTTATATGCTTCAAAAGACTGAACGGATCCGTCTTTATTTTTAATCCATCTACTCATTTGAACTCACACTCCAATAATTCGGCAAGAGCATTTTCATATATAGGTTTCTTTTCTTCGACAATGGTTGGTTCTTTATGCTTCAGATATTGGTCTGGGCAAAAATGTCCACCATATTGTTTTACTGCTTTATGACAATTTTCTCTTGGAGTAACATACTCTAAATTAGAAATATCATTATTAGTTGGATCATGATCAATGTGATTAATCACAACTGTCTCACGAATCCACTGCTTAACTGATTCTGGTAAAGTATCATAAACATCTACTATTCTTTCTGGTGGAAAATCATCTACAGACATATGAGTATTTGCCACAAGTTTATGAATTGACATAGTTCTTTGACAACACTTGCCATTCATATTACTTTCAAGTCCTTGAATAGGATACTGATACTCTGACCCATACATGTTAATGTCTTGAAAGAAGTCCCAAGGAAATCTAATACTTACTCTTGTACTTTGAATAATTTTATCCCCAACTTTTAAAGTATTTCCATAAACATCACGTTTATTGGGGTCGTGATTCTTCTTATAAGATGGTGCAGGTTTTATTAACCTGCAATATTCTGGATCATATGATCTATCCCACCCTTTAAAACCTGCACCACGACCAGATACATATTTTGATGCTGCTTTAGGTTTATTTCCAAAGTGAGATGCTACTCTACCCATAGTAGAAACAGAATACCATGGATGTACTTTTCCATCAACTACAATTGATTTCCAAATTTCTCCAGGTAAAGAAATAGATTCCAAAGATCTTTTTGTTGATCCTTTTTTCTCTTTATATCTTTCCCTCATTTTTTTGAGGTTCTCTTCTCTGTTTATCAGATGACGTTGTTTAGATTTTTCTTTATTTTTGTGATAATACTCCTTTTGCTTTCGATTTCGTTCTTCGAGATTTTTATATAGACTCATTTGAATTCACACTCCACCAAAAACAGATTTTTCAAGTTTTTCAATTCTATCTATAAGATACTCCATATTATACAAAAAATCAACATTACCTTTAACCTCAAGAAAATGCTC